GAGCTAATGCAAAGCCGCCAGCCGTTTTTGCTTGAGTGCCAGAAAAGAATGCGCTAACACCATCGGCAACTTGCTTAATCCCTTGAGTTAAAGGCGTCACCACACTATTCAGAAAGCCCACTGCCACTGGCTCAAAGCTTTCATAGAGGAGCTTCAGGGAATTTTGCATACGATTAATACTTCCCTGGAATGTTCTGGCCGCACCTTCTGCACCGGGACCGAATTCCTTAGTCATTTCAATGCCGACATTCTTCAGCAATGCCACCATTGCCTCCCCTTTATATCTGCCCTCTTCCAATGCAGCAGAAAAATCTTGAATAGCCTTGGGGCCTTTGAAGCCTGCCGCTTCAGCAAAAAGCGCCATAGCGCCAGGGAGAACATCGCCTAGTTGCCCTTTCAATTCTTCGCTCATTACTTGACCTTTGCTAGCCATCTGAGCAAAGGCATAATTCACGCGATCCACCTTGTCAGCGCTCATGCCAAAAGTGGCAGCAGCTTGGCTAATACCAGTAAAAAGATTCCGAATTTCATCACCGCCAAAACCGGCGGGAGCCATAGAAGCATAAAGCTTCGTAAATCCATCACGAGCAGATTGGAGAGGAATATTATAACGATCAACTAAATCAAGGATTAATTGATTGGACGCAGCGGCTTCTTTTGCAGTGGGAGAAATAGCCCCAAGTGTATTCCTAAAACTTTGTAACTGGCCAACAGCTTGCCCGACTTCGCCAGGAAAGGCCTGAATAAAAGCCAGTGCTTTATAGGCAGTGCCAAATAAAAGCACTTGCTTTGTTGCAAAGGCAAATTCAGTGCCTAATTCACGAATGGTGCCAGTACCAGGAAGATTGATTCCGCCAAATCCACCAAATCCTCCGAAACCGCCGCCACCACCGCCAGGGGGTAGCCCGCCACCGCCAGCAAACATGCTTGTGCGTGGATTAATGGTCAATGGAGTGGACGGCCCCATCATTCCGGCCATGGGGAACTGTCCCATGCTGCCTATTGTTGGCTTAGCCATCTGATAAGCCATGCCAGGAATTGTCCCCTGCAAAGCAACACCAGTTGCAGCAAAAATACCGGCGGCTCCAGGTGTTTTCGCAAAACCGCTAGGGGCTTGTTGCCGTGGCGCCATGAAAGGTTCATAGCCTGCCCCGCCATACATGCCTCGCGAACCACGCGCCCACGGCTCTTTACTGCCCATTGGCAATGGTCCAATAGGCGTTTTATATTGCGCCTCAAAGCGTCGCAGTGACATCTGAGCATTGCCCAAGATGTTTTCCATCGCTTGCTGCGATAGATCGTTCATTAATTTGTCAATCAACGGACTTTTCTTCAGCCGTGAAATACCGCCAATACTTTCTGACTTTGCTAGCCCTTGTAATTGTTTAACTGTTAGCTTTTCAAGAGCATTTTTTAAACGAGTGGATCGTCCCACGCCAACAAAGCCACCCCCTCCAGACAGTCCTTGGGAGCGCATGTATTCCATGAGGCCAGCGGCCCCTTGGCCGCTAGCAGCGAAACCTCCGGTGCCAGTTTTTAACTTGCCTCCAAGCTCACCCAGTTTTCTTGCTAATGTTTCCGCTTTTGCTATCTCAGCAGAAAGGTTGGTTTCAATGGTTAGGCGGTAATTTCTTCGTCTAATATTTGCGCCAAGAGCATTGAGTTCATTTTGAATAGAACGACGGTCAAATTTAACTTGCACAGGCATGTTATAGCCCGCTGCGGCCTGCCCAAGTCCTGCTAATTGCTGCCTAAAAAATGCAAGGTCAAGACTTACCTTTAGCCTCAGTTCGGCGTCTTGAGCCATCTTGCTTATCCAGATACTTTTCCTCTCATTCTATAATCATTCGCCATTGTTACGACCAGTAAATGCTTTTAACTCATCAGCCATTAAAGCGATAACACGCCCATCCATCAGGCGAGTTTTCATTAATCGTTGCAAAACGATCAAGCTTGCATCTGTCACGCCACCTTCTTTTTTAATGCTCTTGGTATCAAACGGCAAGAAATCTTCTGGCTTTATCTTGCTCTTTTTGCCGCCCATCATGCCGGCTACCATTGTCCCCAACTTGGCAATAGCCGCACTTTGAATGTTGTATTTAGAAACGTCATGCTTGTCTAAATATTTCAATGCTGCCTTTACGTCGCTAATTTTTTGCCGCCCGAAATTCTCAGCCGACCATCTATCGTCCTTTAAATCAGACGATGAAAGGCGGAAATATAATTCATTCCAAGGCGTAAGACCGCGCAATACAGCGCGAGCTTGTGCCTCAGCGCATTCTGTTATTGAGGACCATTCCTCTTTGGGGCTTTTTTTGCCGCTGCCGCTGCCTCCTTCGTCTCAGCTTCCTGTTCAGACGAAATAAACTCTACCATCTTGGCAATAGCCTTACGCGGCAATGCTTTAGTGTCGTCCAAATCCCAATCATTGAGATCTTGCCATTCCCCCTCAACCATGCCTTGCCCACGCGAACGCATGAACGCTGTCACCATGCGAGCGTTAGTGGCCTCTACGGAAGTGCCGCTAGTGATCATACCAAGCGTCTCTTCCGTATAGTCCGCAAGTAATTCTGCCTCGGTGAGCGTGCCACCGCCTTGTAGCAATGCAAATGCCTCGTCTAATGGGATATCTTTTGCATTGGCAATGCGCTTAGCTAATTGCACGGCACGAATGGTCGATTGGCTCTGTAACTTGCTAATCTCTTCTTGCTCAATAGCCTCTGCAACCAGCCAGCCGCCATATTTTTTAAGGCGAATACCAGGAAGAAGATCAAAAAATTCTTCAGTCTTGGTTTCCAGAAGGAAGCTGTACTTGCTCATGATCCAATACGTTTAACAATGCGTTGAACACCTTCACTCGCTCGCTGCCAGAACGAAACTCTTTAGGTACGTCAATCAGCATTGAATGATTTTCGTTGCTTATTCTAATGGTCTCCTCCCTGCAGGAAACAAGACATAAAATGCCCACTTCTAAAGCAGTGCCTTCCAAAAGACAATTAATTGCGTGTACGGTTCTATCCGCACTCCATAGATAGTCAATTTGCATCAACTTAATGCGGCTTTAATACGGCGCTTTAGTGCCTTGCTAACCACACTACTCTGAAATTTTGCGGGCACATAAAGATCATCCGTCCATGGTCTTGGTTCAAGATTGGTGCTCAGCCCTTCATGTACATACATTGCATAAGCTCCTCCTGAATCGTTTCTTGCGTCCCAGTTCCATGATGCAGTAATATCATTTGTTCCTTGCGTAATTTTGAAACTTTCTTTTCCGCTTTGATAAAGCTCTCCTAAGTCATAAATGTTACGAACGGTGCCAGCAGATTCCCCGCTTTTCCGTCTTGTATATCCTGGGTACTGCCATTTATCATCTTTAAACTGATCCTCAAAATAACCATCATCCAGGTCTTCCGTAGCCCAAATTTTAAATGCCTGCTCCAACTTGTTTACAATCCTTTCCGGATTAATAAACTGTCCACCAACGATGACGCCGCTCATTCTGCAATGTAATTACGAAGAATGGTTTCGGGAATCACAAAACGGCAACGCTCATACGCCACGTCGTCGCCCGGAAAATATCTTGGCGCGGAATCGGGGAATCGTCTAATCATTCTGTCCATTGCCAATGCAAGCGTATTTGACGAAGGCGTATATTGCACCATAATCACTTCCCATAACTGACTCACCTTCACTGCACCGCTTAATGGCGACACCGGACGTAATTCAGGAAATTCCCTCATCGTCGTCTCCAAGCCAGTCACCTTCCATTCGCTTGGAACAGACTGCCTTCCCACCACGTAAATAGCAGGAATGACGGTGCCATTAGGCAGTGTATAGTCGCCAGTTAAATCAGGAGACTCCGTAAGCAATTCAGTGATTGCTTCTCTAAGCTGAGAAATGTTCATTAAAAAAGCCTCCCATATGGGAGGCTAGCAAGAAAACAATGAAATGGTGATCAGCTATTAGGAGCAGTCGGAATGATGCTGCCGGTTTCAGAAGCATTCTGATGAATGCCAATGCGGCCACGGCTGATCAAATCAAAGGTGCATTCCACCAGATTGTCGGCAGGATAGCTTTCGTTGTAGTTCATCACGCAAGCAGTAAAGGCCACGCGATCATAATAATAAGTGTTGCCAGAAGCACCCAGTTGCTTGTTGACTTCCACATACACTTCATGATTCTTATCGTAACGGCTCTTCGCAATCACTTGGAATGCTTCGTCAAAGCTGTTCGGGATAAAGGTGGTGCCATCCACATCCTTTTGAAAATAGGACGTAATGGAAGCAGTGGCCTGAGAGGTGACGATCACGCTATCAGAGAAACCGCCACCGCCCAGCAGATAAAACTCGGTGTTGCCATCGTTGAAAGCAACAGAAGCAGTAGTGGCAGCTTGAAGAGTGTAAAGCGTCGGAGCGCCGCTCACAGTGAACGTTGCGCCGCTCTGAGTGATGACAGGACGGGTGGTGCCGTCAATAGAGCCAACGCGCACAATCACGTCTTGGCTCTTTACCAGTTCAGTGGGATGGTAAAGCATGAGAGGAAGTCCTCAGCAATGAAAGGGAAAGTGATTAAGCGTTGTCAACGCTTCCTTTGCCAATTAGTCTAAAAATTCCCCTAATTGGCGTGCCGAGGAACTGCCAATAATGAATAGCAATCTCCTCGTTTGGCAATAGTTCAAAACGACCTTCCCTTCCATTGATGGTCGCCCTAGCAGAATCACCAGGCGTGACTCCTGAAAGAGCGAGGGGCGATGTTAATCGCCCTTCCATATACACTGCAGTTTGATCGGCTCCAAGAAGATAATCAAACCTAGGATTTTGTTTTTGCTTTAACGTTGCGTAATAAGTTACGCCAGTTGCAGCAGCCACATAATTCCCTGTTTCACCATCAAGCACATATCCTGAAGCCACAGACCAAACCAATGTGGCATTGGCTAATGGCTGCAGAAGATTGCTCATACGACAAAACCAACGGCAGTAGACGGGAGAGAATTTAAAAGTCGCTTGAACTCTTGACCGTATTGCGAGGCGTCAAGCCCCTCACCGTAAACCTTGCCCTCTGTAGCACCAATTTGAATGCCCATCTGCGCAAGCTGCACGGCAATGATATGAGCAGCTAAAAACTTAACGGCCCTATCAGTTTGATCCCCAAATACATCTGCAGAGGCGTCATAAGACGCCTCGGTAATAGCACCATTAACGATGCCAGATGGATGTGGCGTGAATTCAGGAAACCGTTCCAGAAAACTTGCGTAGGTGACAGCCATAATCAAGCTTTTCCAATACGAATGGCTTCCATGCGCTTAGCAATTGCATTCCTCACGCGAATGCGCCCTTCAATCTTTTTCCAATCAGCAAGACGATCTGCATCATGGATGAGTTCAATGGCGCGAATAGCTTGAGTGAGCGGAAGTTCGCTAAGGCTTTGAACGTTTTCAGGCAGGTCTTCAACCATCACCTGTTCGCGCATTTCTTCAATGGCACCAATGGCAAGCAATTTCTTGACAGTAGTGTTTTCCTTAGCTTCCTTCCACCGATCATCAGGGATTTCCTGATTTAGACCAGGCGTGAGCTGAATCAGCCCACTCTTGGTGATAATGCCAAAGCCAGCATCACGCGGGGGATTTTCAAGCTCAGGGCGGTAAGCAATTAACATTGTTCTAAATAAACAATCGTCAATAGCTTAACGCCCCTTTGCTTAATTAACTATCCTCAGCTAGAAGCTTGAACGTAGATAACGCTCTTGGGATAGTACAGAGCAACGCCACCAACGCGAGCATGGGCGGGAACGATGAATTCCAGACCGCGCTGTTGAGGGGGGAACAGCTCCAGGGGTTGAGGAATGTGCAGTTGCACTTTCTCGGGATCACGCTTGTACACAACCATGCGGTTGGTGTTCAGTGCGCTGTTGTCGGCATCCAGTTCGTTGATAGGCTCAACGTTACGGATGTAAGGATTGGTGCGCAGGAAGTACTCAAGCACGGTCACGTCCGAAGAATCGGAGTTGCGAGTGGTGCTCACTTTGTTGTAATCTTCCCAAGCCATCAGAATGGTGTCGGGCTGCTCCTTCATCTTGGAACCGTTGATGATGGCAGTCACGCCATAGTTCAGCAGCTCCAGCATTTCCTGAGCCGTGCAGTTGGAGAACCACTTATCAGCGGCCACCACATCCACGGTGGAATTATTGAAGAAACCAGAGAGACCCACGCTGCTCTCACCAAAGAATGCAAGGCTTTCCACCTTCTCTTCGTAAGCGCGACGCACGGCAGCAGCACGACGCTGCTCCAGAGCGATGTTGGCCATTTGAGCAGCACGCAGTTCCTGCACGGTGTAGCCGAAGCTGCCGCCGAAGGAGCGAATGTTGATGCTCTTCTCGGTTTGGCTGATATCGGCACGGGGCAGATCATCAGCAGCATCCGCAATCAGACGGAATTCGCCAGTGGCGTCCATGATGCGGTAGGTGAAGGTCTGGGCGCCAGGACCAGCTTCAGAAGTGACGGGCAGCACAGTCGGATATTTAATATCCGCATACTGCACTTCAAACACTTGCGGGCGAATGAACTCAAGCTGACGCTCAAGAAACAGACCCGCTTCATCCATACGGAATTCAGACATTGTTAGGGCCTCCTATCAAGAATCAGCAGAGAGGGTGAAGCTCGGACCGTTCAGCTCCAGAACGGCGAGGCCGCTGCTGGTAGTAGAAGTGAGGAAACGAGCGCCAGCCAGCCGCACGGTCTTACCCGAAGCGAAGGCATGGGAGAATTGGCCAGCTTTACCAGTGCCGCTAGCCGAATACAGCACGCGCACGGGAGAAGCGGGAGTAACAGCGCCAGTCACGTAGACGGCCACTGCACCTTCATTCACCACGTTCATGGCTTGCTGATTCTTCACGCCAGGACGGCTGTTGGAATCTTCAGCGGTTTCGTCAACGTAGGTGAGAGCGTTCAGACCTAAAACGGTGTCAGAAGCGCCAGAAATAGTGGTGGCAGAGTTGGCGACAGTGCCGGCAGTGTTATAAACCACCAGATTGCCGAAAGCGACGACAGCGCCGGTTTCGTTAAGGCAGGTGGAGATGGTGTTGTCGCGGATGTCGGACAGTTGGCCTTCCAGCAGAGCGGTGTGGGCGAGAGCATAGCTCTGTTGCACACCACCAGCCGCAGCAGTGCCCGAGGCAGAGAAAGAAACGGCCATAATTACTTAGCCTCCTTGGAGATGGAGAGGGGCTTCTTCCATGCGTTCTGCAGATTGTCCATGTAGGACGAAGGAGCAGACATGGGCGAAGCAATAGAAGCTACGGCTTTACGCAGCTCGTCGGTGGTGGCAGAGTCCTTGCGGGACGCTTCCAGAGTGTCAAACATGGCCTGCACGTAGTCATCAGACTTGTCGGACAGGTCAATGCTGTCGCCGCGAACGGCTTTGATGGCGTCAACCATCACTTCGCGAGCTTCTTTGCCGCTGAAATCATAAGCGGCATCGAGAACAGGCTTAGCCTTTTCGATGAGGGAAAGACGCTCTTCTACCATGGAATCAAGATTGATTTCCTTGGCAGCGGCGAGTTCGCTTTTCAGCTCCTCAACGTGTTCGGCCAGGGCGTCGGCGCGGCCTTCGGCAGCATCCATTTTGCCCTTCAGTTCCTTTTCCATAGCATCCATTTCGGACTTCATGGAATCGGCAGCAGCCTGCAGCTCGTCATACTTTTTCTTCATGTCCTCATAGGACATTTTGGCGTCTTCGCGTTCTTTAGTGATCGCAAGAGCTACGCTCTCCGACACATCAAACTCGGCGCCATCAAAGTTGACTTTTGCAGTCATTAGATGGTCCTCTTGTTTAGAAAATAAGGAGGGATCAGCAGCATCTTGACGATCAAGATGAAGCTTCACTTGCGGGCCTGCGCGGCCCCGACGAACAACGGCAATGTGATTACCAATGATTTCCTTTTGGACGCCATCGTAATGTTCGCCGTTTTCTGTAACGCCAGGCGTGGGATCATAACTCACCCGATAGCCCGCGCTCACTTCACGAGCATCGCCCCTCATGATGCGTTCAATGGCTTCCTTGTCCGTAATTGTCATTACAGCCTTTACGAAACCATCGTCATACACCACTTCAGTGCCGCTAAATCCTACTTGGTAGTCTTTAGTATTTTCGGCATCTAAAAGAACAGGGGGATGTTCAGAAGTGATAGCCTTGCCCGCAAATGAGGCCAGGCTTTCTGGAGACGCCACTTCGGAAGCGGGACGGTATTCACGACGTACTGAGCCGTCAGCATCTGTGTAGAGCTGAATGCCAGTGCGAGCAATTGAAGCCCACGCCCGAAGATAACCCTCTGGCGTCACCTCATATTTCTCGATTGGCGAGAAATCGTACCGATAAGATGTGGTGCTCATGCTTATACTTTACCAAACAATTGTTATTACAATAAAAAAGCCTATTCAATTTAGACTAGCGGCATGATGTTCCTGGCGAAGAGCAACGCGGATGTACTTAAAATGCCGCACCATCAGGCGCGGCTCTTAATCGCCAAGCGTGTCAAAGATGCTCGATTGAATAGCGGCCTATCACAAAAGGACGTGGCCACTGCATTGCACATCAGCCAAAGTTCCTATTCGCGGATGGAACGAGCTGAACTAGCTCCAGACTGCGTACAGATACGCACTCTCAGCGGGCTCTATGGAATCAGTGTATTGTGGCTCATGGGCTACCCTTCATTCATTGCCCATGCGAAGAATTAATCTTCTTCGTCGTCCTCTTCTCCACGAATTTCGCGAAGCTGCTGCTCCACGCCTTCCATCACATACGCCTTAGCAATAGCCTCGGCTTCAAAAATTAAAAACTTGGTTGGTTCAAAATGGTCGTCAGGCTTTTCGTAGACGCTCACCACATAAATATGAGTTTCGTCAAGTCGACCATTTTTAAAGCATTGCTTTTCAACTAGTTCCCAGCGAGAAGTGTTGCGGTGTTCATTGGCAGAAAGCAAAGCCAAAGCCTTCATCAGACCAATGCCTTCGTCTTCTTCTTCAATCACACGCACGTACTCGCTCATTGGCCCTTTTGACGATTCTCTACCATCTTAATAATGCGATTAGCCCAAGACCTACCAGCATCCCCGCCCCAAAGCATCCACGCGATATAGCCAGCATCGCTTTCTCCTCCGCTCTTATTCTTCTCATGGCGAGAAAAAAATGCTGCCATGCGTTTAATTGTGGCGAAGCTTATGGCTCCGCCACCAGCTAAATCGCTAGCTCTTGCCACGCCGCTGCCAATGCCTTGCTTGCCAGCTTCTTGCGTGGTCAGCCCTCCCCGCTTGTATTTCTTCCGCAGCTCAAGACCACGCCTTGCAGCAGCCCTTACAGCAGCAGGAGGAGCGAAGCTTTCAGCGTCGCTCCTTAACGCTTTTTTCCGCAAGAGCCATCCATTTCCTCTTCTTCCATTTCCTCCTCTTCTTCCTCTTCCCCAATGAGGGTCATGAAATAATTATCCCAATATTCGTCGCTCTTGCCCTGGCGGCTCATGCCAGCTTCGGAAAGAGCAATGGCAATTGCTTCCTTGCGATTCTTCACGGGCTTTTTGTCACTGCCCTTCAATGTGCCAGCTTTAAACTCGCGCATCACCTTGGCCACTTTGACTTGCTTTTCTTTTTTTGTCATGGAAACAATGCTTTTCTAAAGCATAATCAATTAATAAATCCTATCGGAGCTGTAGCAATTTTCATGCCTGGCAAAATCTTATCTCGATGCAGAACTAAACCAGTAATAATGCGCTCAGCAAGAAAGGCAATTGCCCGCTTGTCATATCCTTCAATAGAAAGAAAGTGTTCTTTGTGTTTTTCCCAAATAGGAATGAGACAATGAAACAAAACAGTCATAAATTGCTTGTAACTGGCCTTGGGACCACGCGCCA